AAATAACTTTTCTTTACGATGCCAATGATTCATTTTTTTACACCGCCATAAAGCTTACTTTGATAGCGTCCATTTGCCCTGATAAAGTTTGGAGAGCTTCCCCCTCAAGTGTAACTTCGACGGGACCGTCCTCAGGAATCTCAACCGGTGGCACTTTGAAAATAACTTTTGGACATTCGACTACCATTTTTTGACCGTCGGGAAATCCGACTAAAATTTTCATAGAAAACTCTGTGAATTTTTTAGCTTTAAGAATCAAACCAGCTTGCTGAGCTGTTAAATGCATAGTTACAGATACAGTAATATTTGTCCTTGAAGAGTCTACAAAACCTCTATTACCATCAGCTCCATAATAACCATCAAGATCAGTTAATTGAGGATCAACCGAGACTGAACAAGCAGTCACTGTATCAACTTGTGATACACCGCCATCAAAAGAAACATAACCAGTCAAGTCCGTTGAGATTTGTGCTTTATCTGCGGGGATATTATAACCAAACAATGGATAATAAGGAACTAAAAAACCACTTGTTTCTGTAGTAACACTTCTATTTAATGTTACTTGTGATGTTCCTGTAGAAACAACTTTTAAAGTACCATCAAAACCTTCTGATATTGTTCTCCCGTCAGGCGAGCAAATCATCACTAAAGAGCCCTCTTCAAAACGAAATTCTTCGCCGGCAATAAGAGAAACAACCGCCAAAGTGGTTCCTGTTTGAATTTTAGCAGGGACGGAAATTTTAGAGTCACGGGCTTTAAGATCCATTGTGATTTTAGCGGCGTCATCACCTGGACACTCGAGATTCCATGTTTTTATATAAGCGCCATTTGTCGCTTGGGAAAATACATTGTTTGCTGTTAAAATAGACAAATATGTCGCATGAGGTTGTTTCATATCAAAAACAGCAAGATCATTTTCATCATAACTTAAATTTCCAAAAGCTGATGTAAGGACCGATTTCATAGCATTTGGCATATAAATATCAGTGCTGTTTGCCTGCCCTAAAAGGCAATACATTTCAAAAGAGCCTTCGACCATTTTCTTTTTACGATAGATAGAAGTTGCTTGACGACCTGAGCGGTGAGCGGATTTTTCAAACTCTTGAGAGAAATTTACGCCCGCAGATGTCACATAAATCCAATCATTTGAATCTGTTCCATCATCTTCAATACCACCATTTGCGATTCCTAAATCAAGATCATCTGCAAGATTGTTTGATATGGCATCAGTGCAAACGACTTTTGAATTTGATCCCGTTGTTTGTGAATAAATTTCATAGCAAGATGAAAAGTAGCGAACCCAAACACGGCCGTCTTTATTCGCCGCTTCATAAGCGGAATTTATTTTAGTCTCAAGTTCTGCGGCAATAAGAGCACCTGTTGTTGCTGTATTTAAAAGAGTGACTTCAACAACACCCTCGCCATCAATATTAATATTGAATTTATTATCTGCTATTGCTGAAATGTCAGTAACAGATAAATTTGAAGAGGTACTCACCCCTTGTGATCCACTTTGAGGTGGATTTAAAGTACCTGGTGTTGTTTCAGCGCGAACAAAAGGATATAATTCAAGAGCACTTGCATATCCTTGTTTGTTTGAATTGTACTGTGCTGCCCAATTTAACGAGCATCGGAATTTAGCCATTTTCATTTCTCCTGTTAAATGTTAAAAGTTTGATTTATATGCTTAAAAGTAAATAGAATGTTCCATATTCTATTTGTTGTAAGCATATTTAAATCGGTTATAGTCGCTTGTGGTACAGGATGTAAAACAGTTTGTTTACCGTTTACAATAAAAGTGCAAGAAGAGTTATTCTTTAAAGTTGCACTATTTGCATAAATAGCTTTAAAAACAGCACTTCTAAATTCTGCCATACCATCATCATCAATATCTTTTTTATGGACTAATCTAAAAATAACTTCTGTATTTATTTCTAAAAGTCCACCTGCTTTCATTTCATAAGCATCATCTCCTAAAATGATTTCAACCATAGGAAGTTTTTTATCATCATAAGAGGTTGACATGTTAGGCTTTGTTAAAACCGTTAAAATATCAAGAGAATATCCATTTGACTTTTTTATTGTCGTGATTCTATCTTTTAGGGCTTTGATTAAAATCATTTCATACTCTCCCATATTCTTTGCGCATCTTCTGCAAGAAAAGCTTCACAAGCTGGTCCAATATAAGGTCTTGCGGGAATAGCCACTTTCTTTCTAAGAAAATAAGCAATTCTATTATTCAATCGGTCGATAAGATAAGCTCTTTGTGCGTCGTTTCGATGATTAATAAAAGTCAAATTATTAAACTCAAAAGCTCTTTTACCACGATATTTATCGGATGCTGGTATTGTAAGCCATTTCTTATTTACAGGTCTTATAATACCGCCGTATTCATGAATGCGCCAATAGGGGACGCCTTGATGACCAATACTTACATATGGCTCATCATCATGAAAAACTTCAATTGAATTTCTCAAGCCACCGCTTCGCCCGCTTCTTCCTGCTGATGTTGAATTTGGATTTCCATAAACCCGCCCGCCGAAAGTATCATCAATATTCTTAATGATTCTTTTTCTTAAAGCTAAAGCACATGTAAATTTGTATTGTAGGATTTTTCTTTCATGATCATTTTGAGCATTTTGAAGTGCTAAAAAAAAATCTCTATTTGTTCCTGTATTAATATTCATACAACACTCCTAAAACTCATATTAGAAGGTACTTCACATCTTTTAAAAGAGGCTACCATACCACGAACTTCAGATATCAATCCAAAATTATCATTAGAAGTATCGTCTTTTGTAATTTGCTCTTCCATTTTTGAAATACTTTTGAATCCAAGAAGCGGTGCATTTCCGCCAAATTGTTTAAATGCATAACTCGCTTGAAGAAGGGTGGCTTGAACAAGTTGCTCAGGCATTTCTTCAAGAGAATACCCTGATTCATATTCAATGCTTATTTTTTTCTTAGGAGGTATCGTAAAATCAAAAGACAAAATTGAATCACTATAAATAGAAGAATCATATTCGCACCCTGAAACTTGATTTTCATCAATATATAAAGATAAAACATTTCTCAATGGGTATTGTGAAAGTATTATCTCATCGGTTCCATTCGACGTATATTTTTCTCTATAGATAGATTTATGAAAAACTCTTGCACAGTAAGAACAAATCAAATCATATGAAGCCTTTATACATGAATCAATTTTTTCTTGATGAACTTCATAGTCTTCTCCGAACCATAAAACTACTTTTTCAATAGTCATGATCTTCAAATCATATAAAGATGTTTCATATAATGAAGGCCCACAATATGACATTTGTTATTCTCCTAAAATTCTAACGAATTTTGAATAGGTTTTTGTTACAATCTCAATATACTCAGTGCTTAATTTTTTAGTCTCACCCTTTTTAATAGCAAGGCCTCCTGGCACTTCACTAATGACAACTTCATAAAGGGAAATGTTCTTAATGTTCACATACTTTTCTTCTTGTGTTTTTACTTCTTCTTTAGCCATATCACATTCCACCTTTCACGTTACGAGCCATGACGACTGACTTTTCTTTTACACCTTGAGGAACACATCCAAATGTATGACGTTGCTTTGCGGTACACATAATTGAATCACTATTCGCTAAAGAAGGAGTTACCCAAAAGCGAATACCTGTTCGATTACCAATAACAAAACGTGATGTATCTACTAAGAAAAGAGCTGTCAAATCAGTGACTACACCATCGTGAATAGCGTTTGCATTTAAGTTTGAAGGAAGTTTTCCGGCACGATATTTTGGAATTCCAAACAAAGATGATTCCATTGATGTAAGCGTGCCCGCCTGAACAACATTTTGAACCATTAAAAATTCAGGAATCATACCAGTATTGATAGAATCATAAATGTATGTTGGTAAAATCCAACGCAAAGCATCATAATTTGCTTCCACGGCTTTATTAGCCATCATTGCTTGAATATCAGCTAAAGAAATTTGATCACCACCACAATTAACAACAACACCGTTTCCTGAGTTTAACAATGCTATTTTACGAAGTCCGTTAAAAGCACGTCTAAAATCTTTAGCAGAAGTGACATTTGAATCCATGTGTGTGGCTGTTGTGTCGCCGTTCAACAAACAGTTTTCAAAAGAGCGCACCAATGCCATGGCTGTATTAAATCTTTGTTTTTGAAAAACTTGAGGGTCAATATTATCTTGTAAAAAGTCTTCCCACATTTTTACATGAACCACGTTGTTTTTTACAGTCATTGACATTTTATCTACGCTTGTAGATTGCTCTGAAAAAGTACTTGTTTCTTCTTCAAGTTGACCTTCTAAGAAATCAGTGCTTAAAGGAATTTCTTGCGTTTTTGAACTCATGTTAAAAGTTGGAAACAGGTTTGCCAAAGACATAGGAACTTCTAGCTCTTCCCATTGAAAACTTGTGAAAGTCGTTGGAATCCATGCGGACCAATCGACTGAGTTATACCCTTTTGTTTTTTGCATCAATCTTTTATAAGAAGATGTTTTTTCAATAGGAGTAGGAATGCCTAGAGCATTTTTCACTTGCATTTCCATTTGAACATCGGACATGCATTTCTTAATAGAAAGAAGCTCATTAGCAAGCTCTTGATCCATTATATTTTGATTCTTTAGATTGATAAGGGCTTGCTTGTCATCAAAAGCGCTCTTGTATCCAATGACTTGTGAAATGTCGTTCAAGCCCATTTCAAGCACTGCTTTTTCAACGTGTTGTGCTTTTGTATTCGTGTGAATGTTTGGCGCATTAAATACGCCTGCTTTGTTTATCAAACTGTTATTTGGACTTGCTTCTTGTGCTTTTTTTACTCTTCCAAAATCAAAAGTCATAATTATACTCCTACAATTTTAGCAAGCTCTTCACATGCTTCTTCAAGTTTAACGTTCTCTTCTTTAAGCTTTTCATTTTCTAATTTCAAAGCTTCAAGATCCTCATTCTTTTTAATAAGCTCACGGATTTCTTTAATTTCAAGCTCACTCTTTGCAAATGTTGCTTGCATCGCTCCAAGCCCTGTTTTAATTTCTGCAAACTCTTTTTTCATTTCCTCATCCATCTTTTTCATCTCCTTCTTTGGGTGAAAGTTTTTATATCCATATGATTCCAAAAGAGCGTTCGGCTCCATAGGAATCGACACAAGAGAAATCTCAAGCAATTCTGCTTTTTTATAAATATAGGTATCACTATTTTTATCATAATCGACATCGTGACAAATAAAACCTACAGAGAATGTTTTAATAACATCTTGTTGAATCAAAAGAACAATCTCTTTTTGATCTTTTGTAAGTTCCACTCCCTGCTTTCCTATCATAGCCACAAATTTCAATCCCGTTTCTGTGACGTACATTTCTGTAATTTTTCCGATAGGAAGAGCATGATTATGCTGATATAAAAGAATCGGATTCTTTTGAAAGTTTTCTAGATCCCAACAATCTTTTGGCATAATCTCCGACCATCGATCTTTCATTCCTGAGTTTGCCGTGCCTCTTATTTGAAAGGGGCGGTTTTCTAAATTTTCTTCTAAAGCGTTTTGATCTTCTTTTTCAAGAATAAAATGCTTTATAATTTTCTCAACATTTTTACCCATTGCTTTACGCCTCCCTAAATTCTAGTATATCAAAATCAAGAGTACAACGGCAATTAATTACATCTTCCGGTGTACTATTGCGATTGTCTCTTGGGTATCGCATATTGTTTGAGAATGTCAACTCGGTCAAGCTTATTGGAGTTTTCCCAAGTTCCCAAACTATAGTTTCTCCATTCATACTCTCATGAGCATCTCTTGTGTACTGATCCATAAGAGTATTCCAAGTTTTGCTAGCCCTCTTTGCATAAGCTGTAATATCATCACTCGTCCTTTCTAGTGTTAAAGAAATTGCGTGTCCCATTTCTGTTCGTACTATTGTATTCATTTGATTTCTATATGATTCAAAAAATTCACCTCTTAATATTGTTGCTATATCGTTTCTTGAAATATCTGGTTTCTGTTCTATTGTATCCGCTAGTTTATCATAAATACGTCTTGTAAAAGTATTTGAATATCCTACAAAGTTTGATGATGCATCTTCTTTTATCTTGCCATCTAGAAATAATGAAGCCCGCTCTACAAGATAAATCTCAAGATCATTGTTAAAACCTTTTTTCTTATTTTTAAACATCATCTTCTTATAATAAGCGACGCATTTATTTGTCATAACCCTTGATATTGATCCCGTAAAAACCTCTTTACGATTCTTTAAAAGAAGCTCATAAAACTCTTTTTCATAAAGATTTTTATCAATATTTTCTATAAAAATATCAACCCAAACACTCAACTCAATATCCGCAAGCCTTGAAAATTCATAAGATTCAAAAAGTTTTTCTTGGGAACCTTTCTTTTTAAAATTTTTTGAAAGATCCCCCTCCTCAAAAAAAGGGGCTGGCTCCTGAACCTTAAAATATTCCTCGTCAATGGCTTGATACCCAAGAAGCATTCTTATTTCATTTATGGTAAGTACCTGTTTTAAATTTGGTATCTGATTGACAGCTTTGTCAAATGAAGAAAGATATTTTATATTAGAGTTATCTATTTTTAAATTATCTCCTTCTTTTGATAGCCTTTTCATCCTTAGATTGTTTTGAATAGCCTTGCAATACATCCCTTGAAGAGGGAGAATTACTTGCTCGTAAAATAAGCTCATTTGAGTTTCGCTATTTGCAAAATTTACGCCGTCAGTATCTCCATAAAGAACTGGCGGGACTCCAAAGAGAGAAGTAAAATCCCGTTGGTTTGATCTTAAAAGCTCAATGAGTTGCAAGTCGGAAAATTTTTGCCCCGCCGATATCCACTTGCATTTTTCAGGAAGAATTTTGTCGGAATGCATATTTCTTCTTGAAGAGAAGGAGGATCTTAAAGATGAGATGAGCCTCTTCATTCCTATTTCATTCATGCCGCCCGTTTCAATTATACCAGCTGTTGTCCCTCCTTTTTGAAAAAAAGTTGCTATAAATTCATAGCCATATCTATCAATGAGAAGATTTAAAAGAGCCACCGACAAAGGAGAATCTCCAAAAATGCCGGCTTCCAAAATAGAAGGCATTTTAAAATGAATCACATCAACATCTAAAACTTCAATAAGTTTACTTGATATTGATATTCTATAGTAAGTTTCTGTTTTTTCAATAACATTTTCAGGAAGAACCCGAACCCATGTTCTTGTTTCAGGAACGAAAACAAGAAAAGCATTTCCTGTTAAATATAAATCTATAATAAGCTCATAGTGTATAGTTGGGTTATTACTAGATAATAAATTAACTTCATCTGATAATTTTGAAATTGTGATATCATCATTTTTTGTCTCTATAATAAATTTTAAAGAATAAAATTGTTGAGCAATTTTGCTTAAAGTTTTAGCAACCATTTTTTCCTTTAGATAAAGAGCTCTTAGCTGCTCCTTAGAAATAAAGTCATCATAAATAGAATTTAAAGAAAGGTGTTGGAAATATTCGTTCCAACCTAAAATAAATTTTTGATCTACATTATAAGCCCTTTTATTTTGAGGAATAGCCTTTTTCTTTTTTGGAGCTGTAGGTGTTGTCTCTAATAAATTTTTTTTTTACCAAAATTAAACATTATTTAAAGCCTCCAAATCTAAAACTCTTTTATGAAGCTTTTGAAGCTCAGCGAGGAGCAAGACGGTGAGTCTTTCGTATTGGAAACCTTCAACCTCTTCACCATCTTCGCCATAGTTTACAAGCATCTTAGCGTCTTCGATCCCAAGCTCATTTACTTGATCCGCTACAATACCGAAATGTCTTTTGGACTTATCATCGCTCTCACATTTTGAAATATAGGTTATTGGCTTAATGCCATGAATCCAAGAAGTTTCCCCAACGTCTTGAACATCGTCTTTATATTTTAAAGCCGAGGTACTTCTTGCGAGATCCCCATTTGAGGCGACAAATACATTTGCCGCTGAAGCCGTTGTATTTGCATATATCCCAGGAGAAGATACTATATTTGGCGTTACTATTGAAAATATAGTTGATCCACCTATATTAAAATTTATTCTTGTTGCTGAGCTAAGCGTTGCATTCCCGCCGCCACTCGAATATGAATTACCAGTCATGATAAGCAACGGGCCATTAGAAGTCGAGCCTGCAGATCCGCCTCCAATGACTAATCGGCTTGAATCATTTGAAGCGTAAAAAGTTGTTTCTGTATTTGAATATGATAAAGAGTTACCGAACGTTTGCTTTGCATTAAAATTGTTGTCCACTTCTTTTAAAACCACCGTCCCACTTGCATCAGGAAGCGTGATTGTTCTATCAGCCGTTGCACTTCCTGTGATTGTCGTTAAAAACGTACTGTTTTTTATCTTGAACGTTGTAAAATCATTGCTTGCGGTCCATGAGTTTGACGTACTTAACAGTGCCACCGTCCCACTTGCATTAGGAAGCGTGATTATTCTATCAGCCGTTGCACTTCCTGAAATTGTCGTTAAAAACGTACTGTTTTTTATCTTGAACGTTACGAAATCATTTGAAGCAGTCCATGTGTTTGCACTTGACAAACCACCTTTATCACTCAATACATTTTGAAGATCGGTTTGATTTGATAGCGTGCCACCGATTTCTCCCCAATCAACTGTTCCTGTTCCTGTCGCATTAAGTAAAGCTATAATTATTTTTGATGACCCTGTATTGTTTGTTACAACCACAGTGTTCTTATTTGTATGCATATAATCTACCAAAACATCATCACCATTTTCATCAAATGCTGAAATCCTAACACCTGAATTAAAATTGTG